CGCCAGAAGCAGCTGATGAGATTTATGTTATCAATCCAACAAGAGTAGAATCAATCGCAAGAGCGGGTGATGTATCTGCTAACGCCATTACTGGTCAAACAGAATTAGCCGAACAAGCGGCAAATGATGATGTACTATTAATTTATGATACATCAACAAGTCAAGTTAAAAAAATTCAAAAATCAAACATCGCTACTACTTTAACGTATTCTGCTGGTTCAGCAACAGGCGATGGATCAACAGTTGCTTTTACGATAAATAGTGGTAGAGCAGTTGCTGATGTATTAGTCATAGTAAACGGTGTTACACTTGTTCCTACAACTGATTACACAATTTCAGGAACGACTTTAACATTTTCAACAGCACCAGTATCGGGTGCTGAAATACAATTTAGGTACTTACCGATATAGGATAAACAATGGGAACTAAAACACAAAAATTATCAAATGTAGTCGACCAAATCGTAGAATGGCAATCAGTATTTACTGGTGATGGTTCTACAGGTTTAACAGCAGTTGCTGGTCGAGGTTATTTCATAGATACAACTTCAGGCACCGTTACAGTTACGTTGCCAGCGTCACCAAAAATTGGTGACATTGTACAACTTAAAGATTACGCTAGAAAATGGGCTACAAATGCTGTTTCAATAGCATCAGCAAAATTTGATGGAGTTGCTGCTCAAACACCTTCTTTTTCTACAAATGGTCAAACAGTAACTTTGGTTTATATGGATGGCACAAAAGGTTGGTCATTAGTAAATGAAGATACAACAACAGGTTTAGGTGCTTTATATGTTGCTGCTACAGGTGGTACAGTTACAACATCAAGCGATTATAAAATTCATACTTTTACAGGAGACGGTTGTTTTGTTGTTTCACAAACAGGTAATCCAGCAGGTTCAGATACAGTTGATTATCTAGTAGTTGCTGGTGGTGGAAGTGGTGGTCTTGGTACTGGTGTTTCTGATAGAGGTGGTGGAGGAGGTGCTGGAGGTTATAGAGAATCATCAGGTGCTGCTTCTGGTTGTTATTCAGCAAGTCCATTAGGAGCTAGTGTTTCTGCTTTATCTGTTACTGCTACAACATATCCAGTTACAGTTGGTGCTGGAGGAGCACAAAAGGGTTCTTTTGGTAATGGTAACAATGGTTCTAATTCAATCTTTTCAACAATCACATCAACAGGTGGTGGTGGAGGAGGACAAAATAATACTACAGGAAATACTGGTGGTTCAGGTGGCGGAGCTGGTGGAGGTTGTACTGACGGTGATGCTGGTGGATCGGGAAATACTCCTCCAGTCAGTCCACCTCAAGGAAATAACGGAGGCACAGGTGGTGGAACAACACCAAACATCGGTGGTGGCGGTGGTGGAGGAGCAACTGCTGTTGGTGGTAATGCTAAACCAGGAGGTAGTCCAGGTGGTTTTGGTGGTGGAGATGGAGGAACTGGTGCGACAAGTTCAATTAATGGAACACCAACTGAAAGAGCAGGTGGCGGTGCAGGTGATAAAACAGCGTCTGCTACAGGTGGAGGTGCCGCTGGTCCAGGTGCTTGTCAAGCAGGCACAGCAAACACAGGTGGTGGAGGACAAGGTGGGCATCCATGTGGTGGTGGTAATGGTTCAGCTGGCGGAAAAGGAATTGTAATATTAAGATATAAGTTTCAGAATTAAGGAATAAAGAATTATGGCATACATAGGAAGAGACCCACAATACGGCGCATTTGAGAAACAAACTCTCACAGGCGATGGCTCTACTGTAACATTTAATTTAGATTACACAGTAGGTTCAGCGTCTTCTATATTAGTGTCAGTTGCTGGGGTACACCAAGAGCCAGAAAGTGCTTACAATCTATCAAGTAACGGAACAGCAATTACATTTACAGCTGCTCCAGGCGCTTCAGATACAGTCTTTATTATATTCCTAGGCGTTGCGTTAGAAGTCGCAACATTTGGTACAGGTTCAATCACAGGTTTAACAGAACTTGCTGAAGTAGCCGCTGATGATGACTTATTACTCATCTATGATACTTCAACAACTTCATTAAAGAAAATTCAAAAATCAAACATCGCTACAACGCTGACTTACAATACAAGAACGGCGACAGGTGATGGTTCAACAACAGGTTTCACAGTTACATCAGGTGCCACAGTAGATGATGTATTAGTTACAGAAAATGGAGTTTTACAAGCGCCAACAACTGACTATACAATATCAGGCACAACATTAACTTTCGGTACAGCACCTGCTTCAGGTGTCGCTATCGTAATTAGGGAGTTACCATAATAAATATAGAATATGACTACTAAAATTACAGAACAAAATATTTCAAATTTAGCGAACATTGGTGTTCAATGGCAATCAGTATTTACAGGTGATGGTTCAACAGGTTTAACTGCTGTCGCTGGTCGAGGTTATTTTATAGATACAACAAGTGGTACAGTAGAAGTTACTTTACCTGCTTCTCCAAGTGCTGGAGATGTTGTTGTTCTGAAAGATTACGCTAGAACTTGGGGTACAAATAATATAACGATTGCCTCAAATACTTTTGATGGTATATCAAGTGTTACTGAAACATTTTCTATAAATGGTCAAACAGTAACTTTAGTTTATATGGATGGAACAAAAGGTTGGTCATTAATTAACGAAGATACAACAACAGGTTTAGGTGCTGAATTTATTGCTGCTACAGGTGGTACAGTAACAGAATCAGGTGATTACAAAATACACACTTTTACAGGTGATGGCTGTTTTGTTGTTTCTTGTGCTGGTAATCCAGCAGGTTCAGATTCGGTTTCATATATAGTCGTAGCTGGTGGTGGAGGAAGCGCAGGAGATAGAGGCGGTGGAGGCGGTGCTGGAGGTTATAGAGAGGGGTATACTCCTGGAACATACACAGCAAGTCCATTAGCAACTTCAGCTTTACCAATAAGTGCTACAACATATCCAGTTACAGTAGGTGCTGGTGGAGCTGCAGATAATACAGGTCCATATACAGATGGTTCCCCAGGTTCAAATTCAGTATTTTCTACAATTACATCAACAGGTGGTGGCGGAGGTGGTAGACAATCACCTACTAATGCTGCTGGTCTACCAGGTGGTTCAGGAGGTGGGTCAGGACATCTTGGCGGAGCTTCACAGCCAGGAGGCACAGGTAATACTCCTCCAGTTAGTCCATCACAAGGTAATAATGGTGGAGCTTCACAAGCACCTCCTGCTGTTGGAGAGTACGCTACAGGCGGTGGTGGTGGTGCTGGTGCTGCTGGTGGAAATGGAACAGGACCATCAGGTGGATCTGCAGGAGATGGTGTAAACACAAGTATAACAGGAAGTTCAGTTGGATATGCTGGCGGTGGAGCTGGAGCAAACGATACTCCAGGAAGACAAGGAACACCTGCTGGACCTTTTGGTGGAGGTACAGCCGCAACAGGAGATGCAGCTACTCCAGCAACTTCTGCAACAGCAAATACTGGTGGCGGAGGAGGTTCATCTGCTGGTTCAACTAATGGTGGCTCAGGCGGAAAAGGAATTGTTATTATACGATACAAATTCCAGTAAATCTAATTCCGTATCAAATCACAAACTCATATAAATAGTCTTAACAACAATTACTTGAATAGCCTACTCTAAAAAGAGAACTAGACTATTCATATAAAAGGAGATAATACAATGGCACATTTTGCTAAATTAGGTGTAAACGGTAAAGTAATCGCTGTACACGGATTAGACAACGACCAAATGTTAAACGCTGATAGTGTTGAAGACGAAACAGTAGGTCAACAAAGATTACAACAAATTCACGGATGGCCAGCGGCTATGTGGATTCAAACTTCTTACAATACAAGAGGTAACAAATACTACAACGCTGACGGTACTGAAGGCGACCAATCATTAAAGTTAAGAGGTAACTACGCTGGTATTGGTTATACTTGGGACGAAGATAATGAAATCTTTTGGCCAAAACAACCACACGCTAGTTGGTCTAAAAATACTACAACTGCTAGTTGGGACGCACCAATCACTTATCCAAGTGTAACAAATGACGGTGCTGATCCAGTAGTTTGGTCTTACCTTATATCTTGGGACGAAACATTATATCAATCTGACAATACAAAAGGTTGGATAGCAACTAAAGATAATGATGAAGCTGATCCAAAAACTGTTTACGATTGGAATGGTTCTGCTTGGGTTGCTAGA